TGGCTCCGGCCCGGTGCAGGTTGATGCCGAAATAGCCGGATTCCTCGCGCTCCATGTCCAGGTGCGCGTCTTTGTTGCGGTCGCGGTACACGGTCATCGGACCGCGTTGCACCAGGGCGATGTATTTGCCTTGGTGTGCGCCGATCTGCCAGCATTTCTTGTAATGCCCAGTTTTTAAAATGGCCGTGCCGTTAACGTTGATCGGGCGCTGCAGGTAATACAAGCCCGGATCGGTGGTGATCGGGTAGGTCAAAAGCTGCATTTTCCCTGCGGCGTCTTCATGCAGCACGCACAGCAGGTCGTTAAAACTGTTGGCGTCGGTGTCTTGCGAGCGTATGCCGATCAAGGTGAGGTTCAGCTCGCCTTTGAATAGGGGTGGCATCCCTGCCTGAGAGAGCGCATCCTGTAACTGTTTAATCGTTGGCTTTTTCATTACAGATCCCTGATGTCATTGCTGCTTAAGTACGGCACGCCGTCGATGCGGACAAAATCCGGGCTGGTGACTTCAAACTGTATTTTGTGCTTGTTTTTCTCGCCGCCTTTGCCGTCCAAGTTGAATAGGTCCGATATTTTCAGCAGGCAACCGAACAGCTCGATTTTTTGTTCGTTGTCGATGTTCTTGCCGATGCAGACAATGTCGAACGGCGGCAGCTGTCTAAAGCTGCCGGAGACTCTGGCCGAGTCGATCAGCAGCTTCATGTTGGCGCTGTCGATCTCCAGATCGCCTGTGCAGGCGACATCGCCGTTGACATAACCGTCCGGAATGCCGCGCGTTTGCACGGCTTTGCGGTTGTCGGCAATGCTGGCGCTCAGGTTTTCGACATGCACCATCACGTCGCCGAGCATCACGTCGAAATCCTGTCCTGATAAGTGGTTTTTTTTGCTCATGGCTGATTAATCCTTATACGGGTGCAGTTAAATCCAGAATGATGTTGGCTGTCAGGTCTTTGGGTATTTCAAAAGGCCGGGCCTTGATGAAAATCTGCACCTGGGTGCGCGTGATCCACTGAATGGCGATGTCGCCGTCTACCGGCGATTTGAGTTCAGCGGGAAACGGGATGCCCTGAAAGTCGTAAGACCGGCTCATCTCAAACAACGGACGCATCAGTTTGCTGATGGCCCAGGCCGTGCCGATAGGGCTGGAGTTAAAGCGCCGGTCGCCGACCAGGCTGATCAGCACCAGGCGAACTGCCCGGGCGGCCTTGTCGACCACGCGCAGGTTTTCGACCACCGTGTAATCTCCGGTGGCAACGTCCAGCATTTGCCCGTCCGACCAGTACACGCCTTCGTAATCGGGGTAGAACTGCGGCACGCTAAAGCGCTGGTCGTTCAAAGCCTTGGCGTGGGCGTTGTTGTAGATGATGCCGTCCTTGTCAACCGGCAGGGTTGATTGATCCTGTCCGACCAGAGAGCCGGTATTCACGCGCATCGGCGTATCGGCCACGCTGGTTTGGTAGTTGCACAGGCGGCCTGCGTAAATGCCGACTGCGTCGTTGTAAATGTACGGCACCACTGATACGCGCATCGCCGACAGTGTTGTGGTTAAGGCGGTCAGCGCGGTGATGTACGCAGACCAGGTTTGTCCGGTGACCGCCGTGGGATCGATGGCTTCGGCAGCGGCGATAAAGAACAGCCTGCGGCCGTAGGTGGTGTTGGTTTCTTCCGATTTGGTGTGCATGGCGGTCAAATCGGCCTGAACGGCAACCGGCGTACAGATAACGCAAGCCTCGACCTTGACGTTGTTGTTCATGGCCATGTCGAACGCCGCCGCCCACAAGGTGCCGTCGGCGACAGGTATGGCGCAGCAGGCCCAGTTTTGACCGGCGTTGGCTTTGGCGGCCTTGATCTGGCGCTTGATCTCTGAATCGGCAGCGCCCAGTTCGGTGTCCAGGTTGCTGTCCGAGTTTAAAAACAGCAGGGTGTTCTGGTTGGTTAATCCCTCGCCGATAAATAAAAAATATTTCTCGACGGTCGGGAATGGCCCTTGATTTAAATTAAGGGCGTTGACTGTAATTTTACCTAGTGGCATGTCGTTTCATCTCCTGTTCCATGTCGTCGTAAATTTGTTCAATGTATTGCTGGATTTCCGAGGCGGTTGCGCCCAGAAAGCTCCGTGCTGTTAAGTGCGTAATCCATGAGATATTCCGGCTTATGCCTTGTTTCTCGCGCATTGAGCGAATAATTGTCCCGGCCTTGGCAACGGTCATATTTGATTTAATCCAGCCCAAACCGGCCGTTTTAGTTCGTCCATTGACCTTGGCTTTAAAGCCCAGTGCTCTTAACTCTAATGCTTGCCTATTAGTGGCCGGCGCAAAGGCCGCTGCCGAAAATGCGGCCGAATTTGCAGCGCTTACTCGGCTACCGTTTAGTGTTCGCCGCGCTCTGCTGCGCATGTTTATTGTCTCGGTTGACCCATGCTGCTGAACTGCGGCAATACGACCCGAGCGGGGCTTGTAAAACCCAACGGTTGCACCTTCGGCGTTAGCCTCGATTACTTTTAATTCTTTTACCAACCGGCTGAGCATTTTGCGGCGGTCGTGTGTCCGTTTTCTTTTTCTTTCTTTATACGGATTTCCGTCTAAATCGCGCTGTTCACGCACCCGGCGTTTGCTGTCCTGTATCACCTTTTTGGCGACCCTGGCCATTAGCCGTTTACGCCGAAGTGGGGCGAGAAGTAAAAGCCCCATCTGCCGCCTAAATTCTGGTCGCCCAACTACCTCGGCGCGAACACTCCCAGTCATGTGGCAACGTCTCCAGTTAATACATAATCAATCTCTGGATCGGCTACGCGGTAATTCTTATTGTTTAGTGTTATGGTTCCAGCCAACGCGTCCTCTACGGCGTAAACGTCCTGCTCGAACTTGATCTGCACTTCAATGTTCGCGGTGCCGTTGTCCAGCACGTCCACATTGGTTTCCGGTACCGGTATGTCATCGGTGCCGTTGCCGTTCGCTAGCAGGTAGGCGCAGATTTGCCCGAACAGCTCTTCGACCGGATGCTCGTTAAACGGGTAATCGTCAATAAAAAACAGTCCCGTGTACGTCTGCCGGTACAACACAATGCCCGGGGCATTCAAGCCGGTGTCCAGTGTTGCAATCTTTCCGGACGGAATGATCTTCGGCTCGTCGGCGACGCTTTCGATGTTCTCAGCCGCGACCAGATCCAGATTGATCAGCAGCGTGGTCAGTTCGGCCAGTTGTTTCATATCAGCACCGCCAAGGTGTTGGCTTTGCTATGCATCACTTCGTCCGGTAAAAACCGCCGGTAAAATTCAGCGATGGCGGCCTGGCTTTCATCCAGCCAGTGCGTTTCCATGTTCGGTCCTTCCTTTGCCTGGTTCTCGGCTTCAGGACGGCGGTTAATTGCGGCGAACTGCATCAGCAGCCCGGCCTTTGCGCGGCTGTACACCGCGTGCTTGTACAATTCGGTCAACACCTGCTTGGCGTTAATCGCCTCCGGATGCGCCGTGGTGTAGGCCGCTAAAGTGGCATAACCGTCCTGCACCAGCTTGGCTTTGACTTTGGCCAGCTTCAGGTTGACCTGCAGCAGCGCCAGGGTTAAGCCGGTGGTAATCACGCCGTCCGCATACTCGGAGGGGATGCGGTAATTGTTCAGCAGGTCAGCCAGAGCCAGATCGGGCCAGAAGCCGTCGTTGGTGATGGCCGCCGCCGTGGTCAGCGCGGGTTTGCCGGTCAGGCTCATTAGCCGCAGATCCCGTTTTCAGGGATGAACGGATATTTCAGCCGGATCAGCCGTAACGCTGCATCCCTAACGACGAACGTACGGGCTTTGTCGCAGTAATCTTTTTTTGCCTGGATGATTGTGTCTTCTTCACGAATGACGATGTGGGTGACATCGCCCAACTGATAGCCGTCCTCCAGTTCTGGGGGGGAACAGGCGGCAAGCGGTACCGCCAGCACAGCTAAAAGTCCTAAAAAGCCAATCTTTATACTTTTTTTCATGTCCTAATCCGTCAATGTAGGGTGCGCAGTGCGCACCATGTTTAGTGCCTGGACAAACAACCGGCTGCAAGCATCGGCCGAAGCGACGAGTTGCGGCGGGTGGTTGCCAGCCAGGGCTTGAGGAGACTGGTTAGCGCTGCCCGATGTCCAGTTTCAGGGTGAACACTTCCGCCGACACCGGCGCATACGCATTACGGGCGACCAAGGCCCACCAAAGGTTTCTGCTCGCCGCAGCGCAGCGGAAATCCTTGTCGATGTTGTTAACTTGATAGATGCGGTTTCCTGCGGCGTCGGCGCCGGCGTTGCCGATAATGGAGCCTGATCCCGGCAAGCTGATGATCAGTTCGACGCCGGCGGCTTCGGCATCGGTCGGCGCAAAGGCGGCGTTGTCGTTGGTTGCTGTGTAGGCGGCATTGAACAGCCATAATTCAAAATCGCCGGCGGTTGCTGCCTTGCTGGAATCGATTAGCGTGACGGAATTGATCGTGCCGCCGCGACCGTTGGCCAGTGCGGCGTTGGTCAATACGTTGACTACGGGCGCCGAGTCGCTGTTGGCAATGATGTCGCCAGCCGCATAAGCGGTGGTGTCAGCCGGCCTGGTCAGCGTCGCTTGAAAGCGCTTGTGGAACGGATGCTGTTGAAATCTGTCGTATTTGTTCATAGGTTTCTCGATTTAAACTATGGGTTTAGTTTCGCCAGGGCGGCCGCTTTCAGCTTTTTAACGCCGGATTTTCCCGGGTTAATGGCTTCCGCTTTGTCACAAAGCACCACGACGGTCTGATAGTCGCCGCTTAGATCCTTGTGCTTGGCCAGCATCGAAAACAGCTTGCTCATGAACAGCGGATGCACGTCCCACTGATCGTTTTCGGCGGTTGCGGTAAGCAGATCCAGATATGGACTGGCGCTGTGGACGGCTTGCAGTTGCTTGTTTGCCCAGTCGTAGATGAAATCGCACAGGAACGCCTTCATATCGCGGTTGAACTGGGCCGGCATCTTCTGGCCTTGTTTGACCAGGTGCAGCGCCAGATTCAAACCGTGTTCGATGTCGCCGGAATCCAGTAACCAGATCATCACCTGCACCGCTACGTCGTTCGGGTAGTTGTCCCCGTTTTTGATGTAGGCGTTGACGAAATCCAGATAGGTCGGCAGCACGGTTTGTTTAATCCGCGCCTTGCCTTCCAGCGTGGGTTCGGCCTTGATCTTGACCAGGTCGATTTCCATCGCGGACTGGTATTGATCGAGATAACCCTTGTCGATACCGACGGGTCCGACAGATTTCTCCGGAGCGGCGGATTCCGCTCCGGATGACATGTCGTAGGGGTTTATTCCGGTTTCTTCGGCGTGTTTTAATTGTGCCGACTTGATCTGGTCTAATTTATTCCGGCTCATGGATTAAGCGAAGGTGATGTTTTCAACAAATGAAGCCGCCAACTCTTCTTCAACCACATAACCCAGGTTGACCGAGTTGTAATCCTGCACTTCGCTCTTTTTCGGGTAGTCTTGTTGCGTACGACGAACCGAGCTGTCTTGATAGTAAATAGACAGGTTGCTCAGCGGCGTTACCATCAATGAGCTGTCCGGGAAGAAAGGTGGAGCCATTGAAGGCATGCCGGCATAAGCTTTGGTAATCAGGCCTCCGGTCATGGCTTTTTCAGTCGGCGTGTTGCCGTTCAGGCTGAAATAAGTTTCCTCTTGGTAAGCCTGAATGTCGGAACCGATCAACACCACCAAATCCGGGCTGTTTCTGAACTGCGGCGCCAATTTTTGCTTGGCGGAATGCGCCAGCACGTCCAGGTTATTGAAATCCGCGCCGCCCAGTTCAATCGGCGCCAGTTCGGTACCGACCGTATATTGCGAGGCCGAGTTGAATGCACGGATTATTTGCAGCCAGCCTTTATTCAGGTCTTGCAGCAGCGGATACGTGTCAATGTCAGTCGCAGTTGCTGCCGTTGTGCCGGTCCAGCCGGTTTGCAACATGTCGTTGGCGATCGCCTGGCGCACCAGCGCCATATAACGGTCGGCGAAATCGGGGAACTTGGACCAGGCGTCGATAGTGGCGTATTTAAGCGCCACGTCGAATTCGGTAAAGAACAGCTCGTAACCTTTGGAATCTGTGCCGACCAGATTCTTAGCGGAACGTTCGCCGCTAGATGTGTTGGTACGGCTAGCCACGCGGCCAGTCAGGCTTAAGCCGATCTTGTCGCCTTTGAGTTCGGTAACGGGCAATACATTAATTAATTTCAGGAACGCGTTGCCGTCCTGAACGATCTTGTTATAAATGGTTTGGGCGACTGATGGCGTGGCCGAATAATTCTGGCCCGCCGCCGGATTGCCGACCGGTATGCCGAAGGCATGAGCGGTGTTTGTAAAATGCTCGTCAAGAGCGCGTCTGGCTAAGATGCTTAAATGCATGATGATCGTCCCTTAAATGTATTTGCTTAAATTAGTGCCGTCGCCGTCATGCTCGCCGGACTTAGTGCCTTCTGCCTTGTTCACAGCGGTGTTGAATTCTTCACGAAGCGTTTTCAGTTCGTCGGCCAGCGCCTTGAAGTGATCCTCGTCTTTGGCATTGTCTTTTCCATCGCCCAGCTTTTTAAGCAAGTCGGAGAACTGCTCGGAAAGAGTTTCGACTTTGCCGTCCAGTGCGGTGTAATCGACGGTTGGCTTGCTGTCGGTCGGTTTGTCCGTGCTGGCATCGTCTGCAGGCTTTAGGGCATCCAGTTTTTGTTCCAGAGCGGTAAATCGTGCAACGAGTGCTTCCAATGCTTGTTTTGACATAGCGTCCTCTTCGGGTTGGGTGAATTTTTCGGCGAAGCGTTTAAACCAGCCGGGTGTCTGGTCATCGGCAAACGTGTGCGGGGCGTGTTCGGTGAATACCGACAGCAGCGCTTCTTTATTGTTGATCGCGCTAAAGCGCATTTCGGTTGTGCCGGTTGATGCCGGGCTGTCTGTCGCTGCCAAGCCGGTCAGGTAAAACTCGCCGGACTTTCTAAAGTCCGGGAACAGCTCCATGCTAGTGAATAGCTTTTGTCCTGCATTGTTGATGCTCAGGTAGTAATCGTTAGGAGCGATAATGGCGAACAGATCTACGCCGCCTTCATCGTTCTTGGCGGTGCGCAGTTCTTCGACCGTGCCCATGTTGTACCAGCGCTCATGCTCCGGCCAGATCAGCGCGGTGAACAATTCCTTGTTGTAGTTTTTGGCCGCTTGCTCCAAGGCAGACGCATCGATGTTGCGACCGTCAACGGTGGGGCCGCTGCGTCCGATTCGTTTCCATTCGGTTTTTAGATTTTTAGCCATGTTTACCGGAAAGTGAGTGTTCAGTTGCACTCAATTTTAGGTGTCTAAACGACCTTAATCAAACTGATTAAGTCCTTGTAATTCCTATATTTTCACAGAGGAATTACGCGCAATTACAAGTACTCTTTTTTGCGTGTTTTAGTCATAAAATGACCGCTTACTATAAAAAAGGGCAAACCATGAGGATTAATCACGATGAAATAACCGTAATCTGGGCGCAGATAAACGCAGGCCAAATGGTGCCTGGCTAATGGGAGCCAGGCACTACTCGGCACAGACTAAAGCGCTGGCCGAACAGTTCTACATCAAAGGCTGGAAGATTGAAGAAATCGCCGCCGAGATGGGCATTGATGCGCGCACGCTCTATAACTGGAAAAAAGCCCAGGGCTGGGACGATAAAAAAGCGGAGTCCAGTGCCGAGCTGACTATTGCCCAGCGCATTAATGTGCTGGCGAACCGCGAGAACAAAACCCCGAACGAGATAGCGGAGCTGGGTGCGCTGTGCTCAACCTTCGGAAATCTTAAAATACAGCTCGCTCAGGCCGAGGCGATTAAGGCCGGACGTAATGTATTGCCAGATCTAGTTTCGGCTGACTACGGCGATTCTGAAAAGCCGAAAAAATCGGCCGGCGAGAAAAAAACGTCCAAACGCGAGAAAAAGGTAAAGAACGACATCAGCAGCGTATCCGAAGAGCTGATCATGTCGGTGATGCACAAATTGTTCTTTGCTTACCAATTGGTCTGGTGGGCTGCAAAGAACTGTCCGCTGTTCCGGCGCAACCGTTTTATCCTGAAATCGCGGCAGATCGGGGCGACCTTCTATTTTGCTTTTGAAGCGCTGGCCGATGCGATCCTGACCGGCGAAAACCAGATATTCCTGTCGGCCTCGCGCGACCAAGCGGAGGTTTTTAAAGCCTACATCATCGCCTTTGCCGCTGAACACTTTGATGTCGAGCTGAAAGGGCAGGGCGTGATCACGCTGTCCAACGGGGCCGAGTTGCGTTTTTTATCGACCAACAGCCGCACCGCTCAGTCGTATCACGGGCATTTATACGTGGATGAATGTTTCTGGATACCCGACTTCGACAAAATGTGGAAAGTGGCGTCGGGCATGGCGGCGCACAAAAAATGGCGGCGCACGCTATTTTCAACGCCTTCTGCGATCAGCCACCAGGCTTATCCGATGTGGAGCGGCGAGAAGTTCAACAAGAACCGCAGCGAGGACAAACAGGCCGAATTCGACATCAGCCATAAGGCGCTGAAAGACGGCGTGCTGGGGGCTGACAGGATTTGGCGGCACATGGTCACGGTTAAGGATGCAGAAAAGCAGGGCTGCGAGCTGTTCGACATCGAGGAGCTGCAGACCGAGTACAGCCCGGATGATTTCGCCAACCTGTTCATGTGCCGGTTTATCGATGATGCCAAGTCGGTATTCAACCTCGGCACCATGATGACCTGCTACGCCACTGAGGATTATGTCGATTACAACGCCAATGCGCCGAGACCGTTCGGCAACCGGCCCGTGGCGATCGGCTACGACCCGAGCCGCACGCGAGACAATGCAAGCCTGGCCGTGCTGGCCATACCGCTCAGGCCGACCGACAAATGGCGGGTGCTGCAGACGCTGGACTTCCACGGCCAGAACTTCCAGTACCAGGCTAACCGCATCAAAGAGATTGTTGACACGCATAACGTTCAGCACATCGGCATCGATGTCACCGGCATCGGCTATGGACTGTTTGAATTAGTCGTGCAGTTCTACCGGCGAGCAACGCCGATCAACTACAGCAACGAGACCAAGACCCGGCTGGTGATGAAAGCGATCGACGTGATCGAGAACGGCCGCTTTGAGTTCGAGGCAGGCAACAAGCAGATCACGCAGGCCTTTATGATGATTACCAAAACCACGACCGGCAGCGGCGTGATTACCTACTCAGCGGGGCGCACCAACGCCACAGGCCACGCCGATGTTGCCTGGAGCATTATGCACGCGCTGGCGTATGAAGCGATTGCGCCGAGAAAGAAAACCACCGCCACATTTAGTCAGGCGGCATAAACATGAATGAACAGGAAACCACAGGAACCCTAATGACCGACACGACCGACAACAAAAAAACCGGCACCCCACTCTGTTTTTCTTTCGGCGATCCGGAACCGGTATTGTCCAGAAACCCGGTTGATTATCTGGGTATATTCATTGATCCATTGGGCGAATATTACCGGCCTCCTGTTTGTCTCAAAGGCTTGGCCAACCTGATGGGCGCTAATTCATACCACGGCACGATACTGCACTTCAAAAAGAACATGATCCTGAAATGGTTTGTGCCGACCCGGTTGCTCAGCAAAAAAGACATGCAGAAGCTGGCGCTCAATTATGTGGTCACGGGCAACGCCTATCTGCAAAAGCTGGGTAATCCGTTCGGAAGAGTCAACAAACTGCAGAACCTGCCGGCCTTGCCGATGCGCCGCGCGCGCAAGAAGAACCACTATATCAAGCTGCTCACCAATAGCGATTCGATGACCGGCGATAAGATCGAGTTCAAGGAAGGCGAGGTGATCCACCTAAAAGAGCCGGAGCTGAAGCAGGACATTTACGGCATGCCGGAATACCTGGGCGGCATCCAGTCGGTGCTGCTGAGCGAGGAATCGACGCTGTTCAGGCGCAAGTATTACCTGAACGGTGCGCACATGGGTTACATCCTGGTGACCAATGACGCGGATCTGGACGATGAAACAGCCAAGGCCATCGAAGAGCAGGTGAAGGGATCGAAAGGCCCTGGCAATTTCCGGTCGCTGTACCTGAATATTGGCCGGTCGCAGTCTAAAGAGCCGGTACAGATCATCCCGGTCGGAGACATTGGCACCAAGGACGAGTTCGAGCGCATCAAAAATATCACGGAACGCGAAATGCTGGCCATGCACCGAATGCAGCCAGGCCTGTCCGGCATCATCCCTCAAAACACAGGCGGATTCGGGGATATCGAGAAAACCATGCGCGTGTATCACGAACTGGAAGTGACCGCCATGCAAGAACCGTTTTTAGAACTTAACGAGCTGATTGGCGAAGAGGTGGTGAAGTTTAAAAAACCGGATTGGAATGCGTAATCTGTAAGTCATTAATTACGTTTATGTAAGCTGCAGCCTGTTTTGCCTTAAAATACGATCATTTATTTTTAAGGAGATCACAATGGACAGAAAATTTGTAGCTGACGAAGTTAATAAGCATTTTGAGCCTATCAAAGAAGTTATTAGCGCGATCAAGTTCGCCAAGGCGGCTATCCCGCGCGACGGATCGCCGGTCGATGGTGCAGGTATCTATGCGCTGGTTAAGGTGCTGACCGAGGCGTTGGACAGCTCGGTTGAAGTGGCGAGAGAGGAATTGATTGAGTATATGAGTTCTTGGAAAGAGTGATTTAGATATAGTCCGGGTTAGGCGATGAGGGAATAAAGCCTATCTCTGACAATCGAGTTCTGCCTCGCGCAGTGATTATGTACTTGACTAGAGAACCATCGCTAGCCATAGGGATGCTGACAGAATCGATCAACCCGGCCTTTATTAATTCCTGTATATCGGATTTAGAACACCACCGAGGCGTATTCTCTTGCCTAAGTTCGGAATGTCCGTAGCCTGCAGCTAATACCAAAAGGTGTTTTTCATGGTCAATATGCATTGATTATCCTGGTTTAAAACAACTAATAATAGACGTTTATTTGCTATAATCCGCGAAACAGCGGAGAAACTAAATGCGCGTAGTGTGTCCACATTGTTCACAAAAAGCAAAGATTACGTCCAGTAATGCAATGAGCGATACCGTTAAGGATCTTTATTGCGTCTGTCTGAATACCCGCGAGTGCGGGGCCAGTTTTGTCTTTACCTTGGCCTACAAGCATGACCTCAACCCGCCCCAGAAAACCACGCTGCAAATTGCCGCCCATTTGATCAATAACCTGAAGCCGGAACAGCGCAAGGTGCTAGCGGCTCAGGTGGATTGGATCGGGTGATTTATAGGGTGCGCGGTGCGCACCTTACCAAGCTTGACATACAGGACATTCACATGTGTCCTGACAAGTTGAGCAATGAATCTCAATAAAATGAAGTGAAGTCCTGCCAAAACAATCAGGACATTGACCAGTTCCGCCACAAAATTTGCATTGGTTGTCATTCTGTGCTACTGGATCCACTTCGCAATCTTCACAAAGAAACTGACGCTCTTTGCTCGTCCGCATATCTTGCGCATGTGGGCCGCAGTTCATCGTGCAGCGCTTGGTGGTCTCGTCAAATAGCGCTAACGCTTCTGGGTCTGCCCGACGAAACTCAATCGCTTGCATAGTTTGTGCTGTCATTTTCTTTTTCATCCTCGTTCTCCTACTCAGGCAGAATTGTTGCTGTTGGCGAGAATTCGCTAATTACCGTTCCAACCATAGCCTCTAGAATGCTTGACGATCTGATATAGCCTATGCGCAAGTGTCTCTGAAGCATGGACACGCTAACTTTTTTACGCTCTCTAACAAGTTTTACCGCTTCATCATAGAGTGGGTCATTTTTACCGCTGAATGGTTCTTTTCCTTCGCTCATTGTTTGCTCTCCTCAATGTTTAAAAAATCTTAAAATGTGCGCAGTGCCGCCCTACACGGCTAAGGCCTGGAATCAGTTCCGCAGTGTTCGCAGTCGCCGCCCCAATATTGGTGTGCCGACATAAATCGCTTACAGCCTTCACATCGATAGGTTTCTTTTCTTTGTCGTTTGGGCTTAATCAGTATGATGCCAGTACCGGACAACGCCTCATCGCGCTTGATATATTGCATATCGACAGCTGGCCGTGTTTTCTGGTCAATGTAGCTCTTAGGCCATGGAATATCAGTCTCACGTTCGTTGTGATGACGAACGGCTTCATCCTTGGTGTATATATGGGCTTTGCTAATATCAGTCGTATAGCCTTTGCCGTCTTTAGCCCACCAAAAAACATCGTTTCCGCAATAGCTACGACTATCTTGAAGGTAGAATTGATCTACATCTGAGCTCATATTTTTCTCCTCAACGCTTAAAAATCCAACACCGAATCGTCCGGCCTTCAAGCCTGGACCGGATCGCTTCGTTTCGTAAATACTGCCGCTTTCTGCTGGTCGGCAGGTGGCGGCGCAGGTCTTTGCTGTCGATCAGTTCCTGTTTCATTTCGCCGCAACGCGCGCGGAAGTGTTCCAGGTTGACGGCGATTTCCGTGTCCGGGTTGCTTGAGTGGTTCATGACGTTCTCTGCGTACACGTCGCCATTTTCCGACCACTGCGCCTTGCTGTTCATGTAATCGAACGTGGCCCAGAACTGCTGCACGACCGGGTGCTCTTCGTTCAACGATTCCTGCCGGGTTTCGGCCATTACAACCAAGGCGCGGTGGATATCGGCAATGGCGGCAGCGGAGATCGGCAGTACCAGTGTCAGACAATCGGAGAAGGCCATGATTTTGGCGTGGTTCTCGATGATCCGCTGCAGCTTGATTTTTGGGTTGGCCTGCAAGGTCTGGCGGTGCTTGGTGAACTGCTCGTTAAACTTTGCCAAGACGGAGTCGGCTCGGGTGACGCTGTGCATCAGGAATCCGGACACGTCCATGACCGGCAGCATGTTGAGCCGGTC